TCTTCTAAAGACATGGGACCCTTGGGCACATTTTGGTACTTACTCTCAAGCAAAAAATTCATTAGAGGTAGATGAAAATCAAAAATCTGACCCAATGTTTATAGAAGAAAAAGATTTTGTTGATCAAATTCAAGCTGCCTATGATGCAGTATTGCTTGACTATATTAAAAGACATGACATTGAATTAAAGCCTAATTGGCATTTTAGCGGATGCTCTTTTTCAAAGTATATAGATCAAGTTGACGTACTTGACAATAAGATGACCATGCAATACCACACAGACTTTATTATTTCAGAAAGAGACATGCCAGGATCTAAATTTCAATTAACCTGCACCATGTATATTAATGATAATTATGATGGAGGAGACATTGAGTTTTTTGTCAATGGTGATATCATTAATCATAAGCCACAAGCTGGGGACATACTAGTATTCCCTTCAGACGACCCATATTTCCACGGGGTTAAAACAATATATAATGGAGAAAAATTCTTTGTAAGAAACTTTGTTATGTACCCCTATGACGGACATCCAGAGTGGTTAGAAAATCAAAAGAAACTAGGCGCTGCTAACTGGATGAAGAAAGAATTTAAAAGACTAGAGCATGAAAACCCTAGAAACATGAAGTATCTTCAGGACGGTGTGCCAACAGAGTACGATGATCTGACTGGAAACAAGTCTGGGCCAGAGGGTATGTAATGAAACTTACAAAGCTAACAGAAGACATAGATCTTTATGAAGATTTTATATCAGAAGAAGAGTGTAAGTCAGTCATAGCGTTATTAGAAAAGCTTGCTGAAACAGAAGAGGATTACTGGAAAGGTATATCTTTTTATGAGTCCTACTCAGCTCGATACCCATATGACGGTGAAGCAATACTCGCAGAGTTTAATTTAAGCCCTACATGGTTCACTGATCTTAAGAATAGATTTAGACAAGCTGCAGCAGACGTAGCAAACAAATCTTTTGATGACATGTCTCAGATTAGTTTCCATGTGCAGAGATGGCTCCCAGGAGCTTTTGCACCAAAACATTCTGATAACAGCGACAATCAAGGAAATATGGGAGCCTTTACAAGAAGTAGATATGCTGGCTTTCTTTATTTAAATGATGACTTTGAGGGTGGAACGCTAAAGTTTGATGCAAGGCATGGAGAGACTCCTCTTGAAGTTGTTCCAAAAGCTGGATCATTTTTAATATTCCATGGCGGACATAAAAACATGCATGAGGTAACTGTAGTTAAAAAATCTGCTAGATACACTTTAGGATCATTTTGGGACGACAGAGAAGAGTCCGACTACCCAGAAGATGTAAGGGAAGCTTGGGCAAAAGAGTTAGCTGAAGTAAGAGCAATGCAAAAGGGTGAACAAGAAGAGTGGAAGCAAGTTCGTGAAAAAGGTTTAAGGCTAACCCCATACGGAGCACCAGTACCAGCTTCAGAAGTGGAAAACATATAATGCAAGAAGATAAAAAAGGCTTTGATCCAAACGACATGTACCACATGTTCATACCGCAGGCACTAGAAAACAATATATGGCATTTTAAAAATGTTGTAAGTTACCCAAAAGAATTAGTTGCTTTTATAAATGAAGTAGATGCAAATCCAGAAAGCTATTCAAAAATAACACAATGGAGCCCATGGACTGCAAGTGATAATCCAAATATTATATACGGTAAAAACAAAAATGTTTTAACAAACAGCATAAAAGAAAACAATTCTGGATCAAGGCTAGATCAAAAAATTCTTTATATAAGCAATAGCTTAAAGATGGCATTTGATATGTGTATAAATAACTATTTAAAATCAAAAAATATAGACCCAGAAAATTACATAATTCCAATGGGAGAAATTCCAATTAGAGAGTGGGCTGCAGGTTCTGGAATGGGGCCACATTGTGATAATTATGATGGTCACACAACACTAGCGTTCTCTATGATAGTTTATCTTAACGATGACTACGAAGGTGGGGAGATAGAGTTTCCAAACCAAGGCGTGTCTATAAAGCCACAAGAGGGCAGCCTCATAGTATTCCCCAGCAATGAGCCATACCTTCATAAGGTAAATGAGGTTCTATCTGGCAAGAGATACACATCTCATCTGTCGGTATATAAAGGTAAGATGGTATAATTAAAAAATGGCAACTACAGGTGTTAATGGATGGCGTTTCCCAACTTACACGGATTCACCCGATGTACCTAGAGATTTGGGCGCTCTAGGAGTAGATATAGCTGCATTCATTGCAGCAAACCCTGGCCCGCAGGGAGCGACGGGACCAGCAAACGTTATAACTGTTGCTGCTACAAACACTATTGATCCTGGCCAAAGCGCCTCAGTAACTATTAGCGGAACAGCGCCATCGCAATCACTAACATTTAATATACCAAGAGGAGTAGATGGTGTTCTTGGCGGGCCAGGCCCAGCAAACGTATTAAGCGTTGGAACTGTATCAGCAGGAGCCCCTGGCACACAGCCACAGGTAACAATAACGGGAACTGCTCCTTCTCAAACAATAAACTTTACAATTCCAAGAGGAGACACAGGAGATACTGGTGCTACTGGTAATACTGGTGCCACTGGACCTAAAGGTGATGCTGCGGCAACCATATCCGTATCTCCAACAGTTATTACAAGTGCTGCTGGTACAAATGCCGCAGTTACAAATTCTGGAACATCTAGCGATGTAGTTTTAAACTTTACAATACCCCGTGGAGCAGACGGTATACCTGGTGCCACTGGACCAACTGGGCCAGCAGGAACTAACGCAAATATAGATCCAATATCAACAAGAATTGGATTAAATTATTCAGCCACAGATCTTTCACCAGTCGGAGTAAATTCAAACTGGTTCCCATTAACAACAAATCTTTATTCTTTAGGATTAATGGGACCTTTAAATAGCGGAACAGATCGTGTAACAAGAGGATGGAAAAACATATACCTTAACTCTGCCGCAACTGTTATATCAGATGAAAGAACAAAAGAAAATATACTTGTGTCAGACCTGGGACTAGATTTTATTAATAAATTAAACCCAGTTAAATATAATAAAATTGATGGAAATAGAACACATTATGGTTTAATTGCACAGCAAGTTAAGTCCGTACTGGATGAAGCATCAATTGAAGATTTCGGTGGATGGGTTATATCTGATGTAAATGACCCAGAGGGACAGCAAGCGTTAAGATATGAAGAGTTTATTTCTCCATTAATTAAAGCAGTTCAAGAGCTTACAGCAAGAGTAAAATTACTAGAAGAAAAGTAGGTTCGGGATGTCATACAAAAGCGTAGTCTTAAATGACCACCCAACATCATTCTACCTGCTAGACGAAGTTATATCTGGAACAACGGTATCCTACGACGCACTTAGAACTCAATACTCCACATACGCAGACTTAAGAGATAATGGCATATCTTATGCAAACTTAGGTGGAGCAGTAGTTTATGACTATTCTGGAAGCGGCAATAACGGAGTCTCATTTAACTCATCAAATTCAATACTGATGCCACTTGTGCCAGGATCTATATCTGGAACTAAGATGAACTCAGATACAAAAATAGTATATGATACGCCAGGAATGGCAACGTCTATATATAAGAATAATCCATTTTCTATAGACTTGTGGTTTAAGCCACCACAAAATTCTACAAATGAAATACCATTGGCATTCGATACATCTAATTTAATTGGACTAACCTATAAAGATGGCAACGTATTATTTTATATAGGGTCGGCAATTGCAATAGCTAAAATAGAAAAAACTTCTGCATCTTATATCTCTGCGGTGTATAACGGATCTTCAATTTTGTTATATGTAAATGGAATCAACAAATCAACAAAGAGTGTCCCAGAAGAATATCCTTTTGATAGCCAGACAATTTCTTTTATGTCTGGACCATCGGATGAAATTGAGCCATTTGTTATAGACTGCGTTGCATTCTATAGATATGCTTTATCAGAAAGCAAAATACAAAATCATTATGACTCTGGTTCATATGAGCTAAATCATTTGCAAATAGTAGAGCCAGACGGCGGAGTTTTATTTACGCTAAATCATTCAAAAATAATGCCAGTTAAACAGTACTACTATCCATCTGCAGTTAAATGGTCTGAATTAACTAGTGGTAATGCCATACTGTCTATAGACCATGACTACATAACATTTGCAAAAACAGACACAGTACAGTCTGCAAGTTTTAGCTTTACGCAAGAGATACTAGTCCCTTCAGGAATTGGAATAAATAGCTCACAGCTAACCTACTCACCAGACTACGACAACGTATCTGTTGAAATTAGTTTAGATGGTCTTACTGGCTGGCAAGCTTGTCAGAATAATAAGTCTTTGCCCTACTTCAGCAAAAATGATTTAACAACAAATGAGCGTGTATATATTAAGACAACGATGTCATCAGATGACACGTCTTTTGATATTCCAAAAATTGAATCTCTTTCAATTGATTTCTTTAATAATTTAGACTACTACGCAGATAATTCTGGGGATAGAATATATTCAGATCAAGACTATGACCTGTCTAGATATAACGAAAGAATCTTGTCTTATAACAAAAACAATGGGCTGTCCATGCATGATATTGGCGGGTTTAATATAGACGCCACACTAGCAACAAGAAGCATTGAAATGATATATACACCTGGATCTGGGAAAAATGTTTTATTCTCAAACGGCTCTAAGGTATTTGAATGGTCATCTGATGGCACTATAAATAAAAGCGGAGTGTCTGAAATATATGTAAACGGACAAAATGTGACAAGCCAGACAAATGTCTCAAATTACTTTACGGTTGGGTTTCCACATCACATAGTCGTCACCCTATCAAGTGCCACTTCTGGCATAATTAAAATCAATCAAAATGTTAGCGGGACTGTATATGGGGTAGGATCCAAGTATAACAATATAGCCATCTACCCATCAGTATTGACATCTGGACAAATATTAAGGCATTATAACTATTATATTGGTAATTGGTCAAATTCTGTTGGATCAGAGCAGCTCTCCATATCAGAATCTACATCAGGGAATGACTTAACCCCGTACTCGGCTTACTCTATTGAATTTGCTAGTTCAAATATTGTAATTTAGTGTATTATCTGTTACAAAATCTGGACTTTGGCACTAGATAATGGTATGATTATGGTCTATGGATATCTTAAAAAAAAATACCAGGATTGTTGAAGAGACAACCCTAGGAATCTATGTGTGGGAAATGCCTGATGGTAGGTGGATTGGAGATGACGATGGGAATTTTCTTTCGATCACGTCAATCAAAGGCAATAGATCCAGAATCGATGCTTTGGCTAGAGAGGTTCGCTCATTTGGTATTGATGTTGGACAACCCAAGTTCTTATCTGGACGCAGAAAAATTAATGACGAAGAGCTTGAAGAACAAGAACAAAGACTTAAGTGGGGACTCCCACCAGATCCATATGACATCGGAGTCTACAAAGACTCAGTACTAAGAGGCGGTAAAGTTCATGAATAGAAAAGTAGAATTTTTAGAAGACGAGATTGATAATGGAAACACTATCGATATATCTAACACCTCAGACTGGTTCCATTTTCAAAAATCAGAGGAGCACGAAGATCCATTCAAGATAGGCCTAGATGAGATTAAAAAGCTAAGAGGCCTTGGAACAAACTTTAAACGTAAAATTAACCGTGATTTTTCAAAAGCCTTTGTGGGAACTTCTGGCGTCGGTACACAACAAAACCTTTTGCAGCAAGCAATTAGCGGGTATGCTTTATTTGATCTAGTAGAACCAACATATAACTTAGAATACCTTTCAAAAATTTACGAAGTTTCAACATATAACTACGCAGCAATTAATGCAAAGGTTTCAAATATTGTTGGTCTAGGATATATGTTTACAGAAACATCAAAAGCAAAAGATGCAATGGATGCTATAACCGATCAAAAGCAGGCAGACAGAGCTCGTTCAAAAATTGACAGAATTAAAACCCAGTTAGATAAATGGCTAGATGATTGCAACGAAGAGGAGTCATTCACAGAGACCCTTATAAAGGCCTACACAGACCTTGAGGCAACTGGAAATGGGTACATTGAGATAGGACGTACCACTGCTGGAGACATAGGCTATATCGGCCATATACCAGCTAAAACAATGCGTGTACGCAGATTCCGTGATGGATTTATTCAGCTTCTTTATGGAAAGGCAGTCTACTTCCGTAATTTTGGAGATCTTAAAACACCAAGCCCAATTGCTGGGCAAGAGGATAGACCAAACGAGATTATACATTTAAAGAAATACACTCCAATGAATAATTACTACGGAGTTCCAGACATTATTGCAGCACAGCAAGCGCTGGCTGGAAATGAATTTGCTGGAAGATATAACCTAGACTACTTTGAAAATAAGGCGGTCCCAAGATATATTATTACAGTAAAGGGAGCAAAGCTTTCACCAGAGTCAGAAAGAAAACTTCTTGAATTTTTCCAAGTTGGATTAAAGGGCAAGAATCACAGATCCTTATATATCCCACTTCCAGCCGATACACCAGACTCAAAGACTGAATTTAAGATGGAGCCAATTGAAGCAGGAGAGCAAGAGTCTTCATTTAATATCTATCGTAAGTCTAATAGAGATGAAATTCTTTTGGCTCACCGTGTCCCAATTAGCAAAATCGGAATACCAGAAGGAATTAACCTTGCTGCTGCTAGAGATGCGGACAAAACATTTAAAGAGCAGGTTTGCCGTCCTTCACAAGATAGACTTGAAAAGAAATTGAATTATTTAATTGCAGAAAAGACAGATGTTGTGCAATTAAAGTTTAATGAATTAAGTCTTACTGATGAGGAAACCCAGAGCCGTATTGACGAAATTTATTTAAGAATGCAGGTTATTACCCCTAATGAAGTTCGTCTTAGAAAGAATATGACAACTGTTGAGGGCGGAGATGAAATGGTGGATTTAAAGCCCCAGCAGGTAGCCGATCAAAAAGCAAAGTCAACGGGTAATAAAAAGCGAGATCAGCAAAGATCCGCAAATGCCCCAGATAAAAGTGGAGAGGCCAGAAACCCCAAGGGCGATGGTCCAAAAGTCAAATAAGTTTAATCAACTGTTATTTGCGTTATAGTAGATAAACCACTAAAATTAAGCATATGAACATTGAAAAAGGCCATTGGTCTAGTAATGGCGACAACTTACATTTGTCGATTCCGTTTACTAAGGTCAACCGAGAAAATAGAACTGTATCTGGTTTTGCAACATTAGATAATGTTGACCAGACAGGAGATGTCGTCACAGCAGAAGCAAGCATAAAAGCTTTCGAAAATTTCAGAGGAAATCTTCGTGAGATGCATCAGTCAATTGCAGTTGGTAAAGTTGTTTCGTTTAAACCAGAAACATACTACGATCAAAAGTCTCAAGCCTTTTACAATGGAGTTTATGTAACTTCATACATTTCAAAGGGCGCACAAGATACTTGGGAAAAAGTTCTTGACGGCACTCTTTCTGGTTTTTCAATCGGCGGAAAGATTAAAGAGTCTGATAATGAAGTTAACAAAGCAACAGGAGAGGCAGTAAGATTTATCAAGGACTATGACCTTGTTGAACTTTCAATTGTCGACTCACCAGCAAACGAGCTATGTAACATTTTTTCAATTGAGAAAGTTAATGGAAAGATGGTATACAAAGGCCTTGCTACAAATGTAGTAACAGAAAATATTTTTTATTGCGAAGACAGCGACTCAGTGTTTATGTCTACAGAAAAAACTTTTGATTCACCAATATCTGGAAAACCAGCTGCGCTAATCGGTTGGGTAGAAAGTTCAGACATTAACAAGTCAAAAGAAATAGATAAAATTCTTGCTTCATTTAAGAAGTCAAGATTACCGTTGCCTGAAACACAATTAGCAAAACAGGCAAACGTAGAAGGAGGTAATGACATGGAAAAACTTAATGTAGGTAATGTTGCAGAAGTAGTTGCAGAAGCAATTGTTGAAGCACCAGCCGAAGTTACTCCAGAAGTTGAGAAAGTCGTAGCGGAAGCTAACGATGAATCAAATGTCAATCTTTTTGACAAATCATTGGAAACTGTAGAAAATGCAGTTGAAGATACCTCTGCCGACAACGTTGAAAAAGCAGCCGATACAGTAGAAGTTATGGTTGATGAACCTGATTTTGCAAAAATGTTAGGCGATCTCAAAGGCTTTTTCGCAGAGACACTCACAAAAGCTACAGAAGCAAATGCTGCACAAGTTACAGAAATTAAAACATCTGTTGAAGCTTTCAGCAAGAGCGTCGATGATAGAATTTCTGAGTTGGCAGAAAAGCACAGTGCACTTAGTGCAGCTGTGACAGAAATAAAGGGCACCATTGATGGTGTTCAAAAGCAGGTTGATGCCGTAGAAGGCGATACCGCAATTAAGAAGTCCTCTGACCTTGGCGGGTCTGAGGTATTTACCAAATCAAAATCAAAATGGTC